GCCCAATAGCCTGCCGAAACGGATCAAGGTCGCCATAAGCCCCAGCCAATCCAACCCGCCGCTGTCTGCGAGCAAGGTCCATCTGGTTCACGCCGGCGGCAAACCCACGCCGCTGGTCCTGCCGAGCGGTGCCGTAGGCATCTCTGCTAAGGATCTCCGCGCCCGCCGCGCCCATTGAGGTGCCAAGCCCGCGCGCCGCAAAGGCCGCCCGCGCCGACTGGGTGGCGTCCCGCTGCTGCTCCGGTGTCAGCGAGCGGCCGAGGGCCAGCTCCGACTCGGCATCCTGCATCAACCGCGACTCAATGGCATTAGGCGTGCTCGCCGCTGTCAGCTCTTCGCCGACTACACCGCGTGTGCGGGCGAGGTATTCGTTGTCCAGTTTGCCAGCGAGTTGGTCGGCGGTGTCAAATTGCAACTTGGTGTATTCGGGATACAGCCGCTTGATCATTGCCTCCTGCTCGGCAGACTGAGCCTTGGCCACGCGAATGCTCGCGTTGGCCATCTTATCGTAATCAATCGGCGCCGGTGCCGGTGGCAGCGGTTGTGGTGCTGGCATTGAAGGTGATCCACCCATATTATTGTCCTCCTGTTTTCTGAATTAGTTGTTCCATTGAGTATACTCGCGGCTCAAAGCTCCCCCTGCGGCACCATGCCACATAGGTCTGTGGATGTGGCGCCACGCGCAGACACTCCCGCACGCAGCCTGTGCCAGCAGCGCCAGCAGCCAGAGTGACGAACCAAGTGTTTGGCTCGCCGCTTTCAAAGTTTTGCTCCTCCGCGTTCCACCGGCAGGCTTTGGCCAGCATGAAGCAGCTTGGGCTGTTCCACACATAGCCCGCCGACAAATGCTCGCCGACTGCTTCCCAGAAGTCTTGCGTGCTGTGGTTGTCCCACCATGTTTTTGCGCTTTGCCATGGGGTCATGCTTAGAACTTGATGCAATACAACAGCGCGATGTTCGCGGGCCGGGTTTCGGTGCCGCCGGTGGCTCCCGTTGTTCGCGCAAGGTCACTTGCTCCGTCCTGTCCGGTTCCGCCAGCTACATTGAACTGTCCATTGCTGACAGCGATTTGGTCGGTATAGCTGTGCGTGTGAGCCTTAAACGTATCCTCCTGCTTCTCAGCAAAAGTTCCGCTGTAACTGCTACCGCCGATGGTTTGCGCGGAGCCGGCGCCGCGAATAAAAATACCGTTAAGATTGGGAAGTGGCAGACGCTTGTTGGCAGCGAAGTCCGTGGCTGCGTCCGCTCCTCGCGTTGAGGCCGACCCGCCGCTGGTAAGGATTGGCAGAGCGGTATTTGTCCAGTTGCCCCAAAGAACGGCGAACAGCGCCGAGTAATCGGCCGAGGCGTTTGTGGCGCCACTGGAAGCGGAGCCGATAGTGTTGCCATTCGCGGCCAACCATCCGGTCGGAGCCGTTGAGCGGGCAAAAGCCTGCACGGCGCCCACTGGCATTAGGGCGTCGGCCACGGCGGCCAGTAGTTTTGCTGACGTGATTCCACCGTCCTTGACCCGAAACTTCCCTCCGCTGACTTCCAGCGTTGAGTCGTCGGTGTCGTCAGCAGTAGCGAACGTGATGGCGGCAGTCGGCGACTGGGCGCTGTTGAGTTTGGCGGGTGTAACCGTCTCGCCGGATGTAAAGCCGGATGGATCGTTGTAGCCTTTGGTGATTGCGATGGTTGCCATAAGTTATGCTGCGTTTCTGGTTTCGGTCGGCGGGTTGCTTGGGCCAGCGGCCTCGATTGAGACGTTGCGGATCTCTGGGCGCCGCGCCGTGGTCTCAAAGATTAACTCTGCGGCGTGCGCCTTGCGGCGGATCGGCTGCTTGAGCGTGTAATCCTCTCCGACTCCGGTGTCGTTGCTTTGCCCCGGCACCAAAGTGATCTCGGCGTCGGGGTTGATGAGGTTGGCCTTGACGGTGATGCTGCCGTCATCCGGCAAGACAACATCGGCGAGGCTGCGGGTGAACCGCTTGCTGCTCATCGTTCCCATGTTGTAGCGGCGGGTCTTGATCGTGCCGACCACTTGGCCGACATTGCTGCCGCTCGGCTCGTCGTCGGTGCCGTTGTCTTTTTCGTCAAGCAAGTAGAGCTTGCCGGTGCGGCGGACATTGAAGATGCGGCGGACATCGCTGTAGGTGCCGACGATTAGGTTGTCCACGCCGATGCCGTAGATGTCGCGGCTTTCCCACTGGTCATTGAGGGCCGACCAAGTGACGACCAGATCGTTGGTGTCGTCGCGCGAGTCCAGCGTCGGGACGGCGAGGATGTAGCGGTTGTTGTGCCAGATGCCGAAGGCACGCTGCGCCTTGCTCTGGTCGATGCGCTCAAACAGGTCGGCGACAGGATCACTGAGCGGCTTGGTGTCGCCACGCAATTTCAAGTCAAGCTGGGTGTCCAAGCGGTAGACACCGGCGTCAGAAAGGAAGAAGACAAAGCGCCCAGCGGTGACGATGCTGTTGCGGGCGCTGCATCCGATCTCGTCGGTGACGAGTTCCAGCTTGGCAACCGCCGTGTCGATGGCGAAGTCGCTGCCATTGGTGCTTGGGAATTGCGCCAAGGTGGCCAGCCAGATGCTCTTGCGGCAGAACACTAGGGCGCTGCCTTCCACCCAAGGATGCACGGCAACGACAAAGTCACCGCCGCCGGCGCCGGTGCGGAAGCTCTGCCAGAACGGGTCGTAGAGATCCGCGTCGAGGTAGTCGGAAATGGCGACCTGGTCACGGCCGTCAGGGATGATGAGCCGGTTCTGGATGTAGCTCGCCCAAGCGACTGAGCGCATCTTCTTGTAGGTCGGCCCTTCAGCGGGCACGCCAGCCGCAGCGCGGACGAAGCTGCCGGTGCCGGTCCAGTAGATTGGGGGTTTGACGCGGCGCAGGCGCAAGCCAGCAGTGAGGTCGCTGGCCGTGCCGCTCGGAACCTCAATAGTAAATGTGTGGTCGGTCTTGGTGGCGACATCGAACTCATGCCCGTCCAGGGCGGCCGACGATCCGGCGGTCAGGCGGATGCGGTTGCCCACGATGTAGCCGTGGCTCTTGCTGAAGATGGTGGCAGTAGTTGAGTTGACCACTGCGCTGACCGGCGTGAGGGTGTGCGTGCCACTTTGGGTGCCGGAGGTGTTGATGGCCGCCCCGCCGCTGGTCGCGCTGATCTGCAACGTGTCGGTCGCCTTGTTGATGACGTAATACACTGTCCCCGCCGTCACGCCGGTCGGCAAGGCGCCGGTCGTGCTGAAAACCACGGCCATGCCATTCTCCAAATTGTGGGCAGTTTTCGTGACCACGGCCGGCGAGGCGATGGTCATGGTTGCCGCGCCCGCATTAACATCGGTTCCGCGCCCCACTTCGGCAAACGTGCCGGTCAGCGCCGCCTCGCGGAGCACATAAAGCCGGTCGTAGGCTTGCACCACCGAGACTGTGTCAGTCGGCTCAATGATCTCATCCGGCGAGCTGGGGTAGCCGACCGTGACAACCGTGTCGCCCGCCGGGGTGTTGCGCCAGAGGTAAGCACTATCGGGTCCACACATGACAACGAACTCGTTGGCATTCTCATAGTTGCGACTGGCGAAGACGCCGGCGCCGAAGATGCCGCCGCTGTAAGTCGTCTTGACCAGCGGCCCCTTGTTGGCCAGCAGCGTGCCGGTGGCGTTAGCTGTCGGCGTGCCGGTCATGGTGTAAGTAAAGGTCGTGCCGCTGGGCGAGCTGATCACGAAGTCGCCGTTGTAAAGCGCAGCATCCACGCCGGTCGCCCCACGGATGTTGACTGTAGGCGTGCCGGTGTAGCCGTGCGCGGCCGTAGTGGTCACGGTGGCGGTCGTCGTGGAGAAGGTGATTGAGGTGATTGCCTTGTCGGCTGCGAGATCAAATGAAAGCGTGAGCGGTTCGTCCGCCGTCGAGATGGCATCGGCCAGCCGCTTGGCCCCCTTGCGGGTCTGCGCCGTGCCGCGCTCTAGGCGCATGTTGACGCTGTCTTGCAGCATACCGGCGGGCAAGGTCAGCGGGTTCAGCCGCGAGGCAAAGCCCACGAAACCCATGTCGCCGTCGCGCTGGACTGGTGATTCTAAAGCCATTAGTTCAGTGCTGCCTCTAGCTTGCTGCGGAATCGTTCTGCATCACTGGGGGAAATGTCGGTCTTGCGGGTTGGGGAAACCTGCTGATGGGTGACGACCATGCTCATCGGGATGCCCCACTTGCGCAGGCGTGGGGCCAAGTATTCGATGGCGGATGCCATGGCATCGTCGCCCAGCGGGTAGTCGTAGGTGTTGCCCTCCCAAGCCACGCCGAGGGACCAACTATTAAGGTCAGGGCGCCCCATCCAGTTGCTACGGCCGGCGTGCCAAGCGCGTTCGGTGTCGTTGGCAAACACGGTGCGTCGGCCGTCTCGGGCGATAAGAACGTGGTAGGACACCTTAGCTGCCGGGTTGGCGATCCACTCGCAGCCTCCCCGGTAGCTGCCGTCGCTGTGATGTAGCACTACCGCCTCCGGCCGAATCGCGTTGCTGCCCTTGTTCGGCGTGTGGACCCTGCGCTCGTCGTAGGTGGTCTTGGGCGGCTCGACGGTGAAGCTCGGACTGGATACGGAGGCAGAGTTCGGCGAGGCCGGCGCTGGGGAAGCGTCGGACTTTTTGCCAAATAGTCTCAGTAGCCAGCTCCACATTGGTTACTTAGCGAGTCCCTTGGTGCTTGGGGTCACGGTCACGGTGGCTTGTTGCTTTAGAAAATCGTAGCCCACCGTCACGCAGCCGGGGAGTAGCAGGTAGGCGGCGAAGACCAAGGCAGCGGCAAGGAATTTAGCCGCGAGCATTGTTGTCTTTTGCCACGATCAAGCCCCAGGCGGCGGCCAACGAAGCGGCGATGAGGCCGATGTCGGGGAGGCTGCCGGTGGAGAGAAATTCTTTGGCTCCTGTGGCGATTGCGATGATGGCGGTTAGCGCGCCGAGTGTAGTTGTTTTCCAGTTTTTCATATTATTTGTTCTCCCTCTGTTTCTTTCGCAGGTCGTGGTAGACCGAAAATAAAGTCACAACGCCAATCGCCAACCCAAGCACCAGCCCGCCGATCCGCAGATACAACTCAAACTGGCTCAAAAACGAAACCGCCACGCTGCCCCCGGTGGCCAGTGTGCCAAGCGCGCCTCGCTCAACAGTCGAAAGATGTTCGTGCAGGAAGCTCACGGCATCCCCTCCGGTTCCGGCGTCAGCGCAGCCAGTTGCTCCGCGCTCAACTGCTCCACGCCCTCAATCCCGCCAGCATCAAACGCAGCGGCGAGGTCGGCTTGCCACAAGCATGTAAAAGCTACACGGCCATCTGTGAGCGGTTGGCCCGTGATCGTGCCGTCATTCAACGAGGCCGCACGGATGCGCGTCTTGTCGGAATCATCCCAATGACCACCGATGGTCACGATGCTGCGGGGTCCGTCTGGTAGTGCTTCGCCGTATTGAGCGAGAAGCGCAGGGAAAAGCGTCACCACGGCCTCGGGCGCTACGGCGATGGTGCGGCTGATGGTTTCGTAGCTCATGGGAGTCCCAGGCCAGTGCCGAGGGTGGTTTTGTAGAGATCGCGAAATCGTTCTGCGTCATCCAGCGATGGCAGGGTTTGGCAGATTAGCGCGAACGAAATTGTTCCTGTAAAAGCGGCGAATGTTGTGGGACTGTTGCCCATCATGACCGCTTGCGAGTCGGTCGCGCTGGTGTTGCCTGCGCCAGAGGAATAAGCCGCTGAAGTTTGTGCTGTCCCGTTTACGACCAACTGCACGCTCCCTGCATTCCAATCGCTCCGGTTTTCAAGGTAAGTGCGCTGATTGGTTGAATTAGCCGTGCTGCTGACAAAACTGTCTGCATCCAATCGGCGGCCACCGGCAGCAAATTGGTTGCTGCCCACGTTTTTAGTGTTGATGCTAACGCGACCGCCAGTGCCGCCGCCAATTGAAGCGGTAAGCGTTGTATGCGTTATATCACCGCCAGTGCGGTCGGTATCAATGACTGCTACAACCGACCATCCTGCGCCTTGGCCGTTATATACGCCAGCGGCGCTCGGCACGTTGATGTGCTTTGTTGAGGCGTCAAACGTCACACCATCAACCCCCCAAGTCGGCCCATTGGTCAGCGTCCCATTAAAAGTCCCAAGCCCCCCCAGCGAAAACGCCGTGGTCCCACTTCCATAGTTCTGCGAACTCCGCAACGGCCAACACACCATGCTATTCCACAACCCCAGATCATTGACCCCCTTGGCAAAGTCGCGGATCTGCTGGCGAGGTGTGGCCGAGGTGATGTTGCAGACATTCAAGTAACCTTGAACATCCAACTCCCATTTGTTTGGCGAAATGGTCATGGCTTAAATGCTTTCTATTGCTGCCCATGCTGCGAGCAGACCGTCACGCAATTCGGTGGGCAGGGCTTCGCTGCTGAATACAACGGAGCGTGATCCTGCGGCTGCGTGGGCGGTGACGGCTGCGGAGAGCTTGGCGCGTGTGCTGGTGGCGACTTGCGATTCGATGCCTTCGGCGTCCACGCTTGTCTCGTAGTCAGAGTGTGTGCCGTCTGGCTCAAGAAACACTTGGCCGACACTTTCGCCTTCGACGAGTTGCGCTTGCAGCCATGCCAGAAGGGTCTGCGCTGTTGTGGCGAGGTCGCCGTCAAGAGGCACGTTGGTTGTGGTAGCGTATGCGCCGGAGTTGGCGTAGCGGGTTAGGTTGTTTTGTTGGAGGAGGAGCTTCATGGAGCGAACATTATAGCGTTGTTAAGGCCGATTATTTCAAAACCGCCGCCAGTGTTGGTCGAAAGACCGATGATTCCAAAGTTAAGAGAAGTTTGTCCAAGGTCACTATTGACCGCTGGTCCGTTTGTGTAAGAAACGCTTGGTGATGCGGGCTTTTGTAAATTCGATCCAAACGAGCGCTCCGCGTAGAAAATTTGGCCAGTTCCATTGGTAGAATGGTCGATCCAAACTCCAAACTGGCCATTTGTTGCAGAAGTGGAAATTGTCGTTGCGTTTGTGGTTAGCACACCCGCCCTGCCTACAATGACTTGCGCGTTGGTTGAGTTTGTCCAATTCAACGCGACAAAGTTTCCGTTGGTTGGCACGTCAAAATCGGCAGTCCCACCACCAAGAACTAAAAATGCCCGCGTTACATTGTTTGTGGCTATGGACTTAGCCCCAGTAACGACGACATTTATAGGTCTTGCCCATTCAATAGAAAGATTTCCCTCGGTCCCGTTCCACGGCCCTAGTCGGTTGACGCGGATGCCTGCAAAAGTGTTGGTTGAGCCGTTGACGATTCGGGTATTTACGCGGCCGTCAACAATCGGACCCGCGTGGACTGCCGCCCCAGTCCCGCTGGTGTAAGACTGTATAGCGTGCGACAAATTGCGAAAACGGCCCGGTTGCTGCATGATGTAGTCAACCATGCGGGTGTCCGTTAGATCCCGAGTCATCAAACTCGACCCACTGCTCGCCGTCTGCGAAGGCGCAGTATTCGCCGTGCCGCCCAAGGCGACATCGGTCAGATCGCCGCGATTTGCTACGGAGACGTTTGTGGCCCCGGTGGCTACGAGGGTGGCGGATTCGTTTGGCGAAAGGGTAAGGTTTTGCGCGCCGTCGATAACGATCCCGCCCACGTTGCTGATGGTCACAGCATTGGTCGCTTGGTTGACCAAGTAATAAAACGCGCCCAGGACGCCGTTGGTCACGCTGCTGATCGCGTTGTTATTGGTCAGGCGGATGACGTTGCCGTTGCTTGGGAGGGTCAGCCGTCCATTGGTCGCTGCGGCGGTTTGCGTGGCGTCCAGAGCCCACGTTGACGGTGTAGTGGTGGTGAAGGAGCCGACTGAGAGGGAGCCTGCGATGGAGACGTTGGTGGAGAAAGAAACAGGAACGGGGAAAGCGGCGTTGGTGCTGCTCCATGTGAAAATGTTGTTGGCCCCTTGTGTCAGTCGGCGCTCTTCCCAATTAAAGAGGAAGTTAAATGTGGGCGATTCCATTTGGTAAAAGTCCACGTTGAGCGGATCGCCAGATGTTGCGCCAATCACCAGCGCATCAAATGAGGCGGTGTTTGCTGTGCCAAGGCCAATAGCGGTGGCAGCCGACGCCGCATTGGTGGCCGTAAAAACCGCATTGCCCACCGTGGTCCCGCCGAGGTTGGTGCGGGTTTTTGCAACAATGTCTTCATCTGCTACGTCATCAAAGGCTATTGGGGAATTGAAGACAATTGAATTGCTTTCGCCAGCATTCATTCTTGCATTGAGTGTTAAAAAACTTACCTCATTGTTTGCACCAAGGCCAACAGCCGTAGCCGCCGCCGCAGCATTGGTCGCCGTAAAAACCGCACGCCCCGTAGCCGTGGAGTCCACGATGTTCACCGAGGTCGGCGGATTGTTGATCTGGCCGTAGGCATTGCCAGCGACCAGCAGGAGGATAAAGAGCAGGCGCTTCATGTTAGATTCCCTCTTTGGCTACGAACTTTTTGGTCGTTGAGCTGCAACGAACGAAAACCTCTTGCGAAGGAACCCACGCTGCGTTGAAAGTCACGGAGCCGCCCGGCTGCACCTGGATGCCTTCGTCGTCGGTTACTGTTTGCCCAAAGTCGATGCGCATGAGCGTGTCGGAGATGTTTTGGAAGACCAGGTATGTCCGGCTGTCGTTGGCGGGCATGACGGACTGCGTGCCGGCGGCCGCCGTGGTGGTGGCTGTGGCGCTGCTGTGGTCAATGACGATGCCGGTGGATGGTTTGGTTTTTACGTTAGGGAATCCCATAATGTCTGTAGTTGAGGGTTAGTAAGGTGAAGTCTGCGCGGTCCACCTGCGGACCTGCTTTTGCTGGAAGGTGAATTTCTCGGTCTCCTTGACGAGTGACAGCTCGGCCCTGCCATACATGACCTGCGCTTTGTCGAGCTGGCCGTCTTCGGTCAGGAGGTCGCCGGTCAAAGAGAATTTGAGGTAGTCAGCGAGGATCTGCGGGACCGTCTGTGCTAGGGCTGTGGCGAGGACGGTGGAAATCTCCGTAGAGGGCAGCCGGAAGCGGACATAGACGGTGTCAGGGCAGTCGCTGGGCAACCGGATCTTGTCCAAGTCTAAGCTGAAGGTGATTTCTCTCGGCGCGGCGTGCGTGTGGGGGTTGTCCTGATAGACGGCAAACACATCCCCGATCTCGGTCTCGCCGGCTTGCGCTAAGTCCAAGTAAATGTCTTCGTCCGCCCCGGTCTGTGTGGTGCGTTCTTCGGTGCGCGTGAGGTCGGGCCAATCGTAGAACTCCCAGGCATCGCGGAGGTGCGACGAAAGGTTATCCACCATGATGGTCTTGGTGGTGGTCGGCAGGTTGTCGATGCTGCTGCCGTCCAAGCCGGCGCGGCTGGCGGCGTTGGTGATGATGCTGGAGACGGTGGCGGTTTTCACGCGGCCTCCTTGATGACGATGATCTGCGCGGCCTTGCCGGCGAAGGTGTAGTCGCTGTCGCGGCTGACATTTCCAGCGGATGACCGGACGTAGACGCCGGCTGCGTGGCGGCTGTAAAGCGGGATGCCGGAGCCAGCCAAGACACGCCAAGCCGAGCCAACAGGCGCCGATCCGTCGAGCGGGAGGTCAGCATAGGTGCCTACTTCGCGGGCCAGCGGCGCGGAGGCCGAGGGTGCGCTAGGAGCAAAGCCTCCGGTGAGTGCGTTGTAGGTCATTAGCTGCGGGTTACGGTGGCCAGTGGCGTGCCGTCCACGGTTGGCGGCTGCGTGGTGTAGGTGAAGGTCACGGTGGCAACTACAGTGCCCGAGGCGCCGCCCTCTCGGTAGGTCACGGTCGCGGCGTTGTTCGTTGCGCCGTGGTAGGTAAACGCGATGTAATCGTGTTGCGGGATGTTGAGCCCGGCGACATTGCGGACGGCTACGTTGGGGGAAAATGCCATAGGTTAAGCCGCCGCTGCTTGCGGGCCTCCTAGTTGTTGGTCCTGCGCCATCTTCTGGAGTGCGGGCTGGGCGCCGGTGCGGCCGATCACGGCGTTTTGCTGCTGCTGTAATTGGAATTGGAAACCCTGGGCGCGGGCGTCGATCATGCGGCGGAAGATTTCGTCCTGCTGATAACGCTGCTGAACCGCTGGGTTGCTCTGGATGATGGTCTGAAGGGTCTGCAAGCGGACCTGCGCGTTCTGGCCTCCTTCTTTCAGTGGCGGCTCGGTGCCGGCGGCGATCTTGGCGAAGGCGCTTTGCTCGTCTTCCTGCTCGGCGGCCGTGGCGGCTCCGATGTCCTGCACCAGCATGCTCGCCATGTTCGGGTCGATGGCCTGGAACATGTATTTTATGAGGCCAACGCGGTCGATGACGCCGAATGAATCCATCGGGACGAGGATCTTGGCGAGGTAGTCGAGCTTTGCGCCGAGGGCTTCGGCGTCGAGCATGCGGGCATCGAATTCCGCAGTGATATCAAATCTTCCGCGTATGTCCTGCGGGCTGGCGTTAAATGGCAGCTGGTTGCCGGTCACCCGGGCGACTTCCTCGGGTGACATATACTGCTGCGCGAGGGCCATTGTCTGGACAACGCAGAGCTTCATGTCGAGAAGCCAGGTGTCGATCAGCTCTTGGGTGTGCAGCATGGCGAGCTGGGGCGGCACGCCTTGGGACATGCGGCCGAAGTAATTGTCCACGTCCAGGCGGGTGGCGGCCTCAACTTCAATGGAGCCCTGGCTGACCCGGGGCGGCTCCATGAAGCTGACCTCACCTTGGCGGCGCTCGGGGATCTGGACACCAGGGCCAAGGACCAAGTCAAACTTGCCGCGGTTGGCTGGCACGCGCACTGGCGGGAGGACGCTGAGGCTGGCGGCGTCCACGCGGAAGTCGCGCTGCACCTTGATCTCGTTCTGCGCGGTCATGCAGATCTCTGGGATTCCGCGGGACTCAAGGAGCGGGCGCGTCGTGCGCTCGCGGGCTAATTCAACGAAAGGATATAAGCCGTGCGCATATGGCATGATCTCATGCACGGCGACCTTGTCCGGGACATGGAAAGACATGATGCTGCGGGTCACTCGGACGGCGCCGGTCTTCTCGTCAATCTCCTTGCGGTAGACGTGCCAGACTTCAATCATGTCGCGCAGCTGTTCGTAGAGGTACTGGTCGGTGCGGTGGAGGTTCGCAGTGATACGCCGCATCTCGCCCTTGTGCTTGCTGGTGCGCTCCACCCAGTCCTCGTCCCAGCCCTCAATCATCCCGCGCTCGCGGAGTTCGACCTCGGTGAGGAGTTCCCGGCGGGCCACGAAGGCGGCGCGCTGCAGGCTGAAGCTCTGGATCGGGAAGATAATGTCCTCAAAGGCTTCCAAGGCGGTCCACACCGGCTTGTTCTCAAAAATGTAAGGGCTGTCCCACTCAACGATGCCCTTCTCGCGCAGCTCGCGCACCTTGGCCGGCTTGCCGAGTTCTGGCACGATCTCACCGAGGAGCTGGGCGGCGAGTTCTTCTTGCTCGGGGTCAAGGACGACCTCAATGAGTGCCTGGAGGTTGGCGGCCTGCTCAGGGTCTTGCTGCGCGGCGGCCTCGAGCATGCCCATGGCGTCATCGATGGTGAAGGTCTTAACCTCGGTGCGCGTGGTGGTCTGCCAGTCGATGGCCATGACGGCCAATCCGTAGGTTTCGCGGAACTCGGCGGCGAGGCGGACCTCACGCTGGAGGTCAGAGAGACAATGCTGGAAGAGGAGCCACTTGAGCACAGCCTCGGCGGCGGTGCGCTTGTCGATGTCCATGCTCTCGACTGGCTGGACCTGCACGCGGGACTTGAAGAACGCAGAGGTCAACATCGCAACGTGGTCGCGGACGATGTTGTCGCTGAGAAAAATCTTACAGTCGCTTGAACCGTCCCAAGGAAATGGCTGGGCGCCGAGGCTGCCCTTGCGCTTGCGGCCGTCCTCGTTTTGCCCCGGCCAGATGCAGTAGCGGGTGTTCCAGTTGCGCAACTTCCTCTGGATGTAGGTGCTGGCGTCGCTGTCGGCCTGCTCCACTTCGCCGAGGATTTCTACGATCTTGTCGCGGTCGATGGGTTTCAAGAGACGAGGATGGTGGTGTTGCGGGGGGTATACTTGACAACCGACTCGGGGTTCTTCTTCTTGAACCAATCGCGGAAACCTTTGTCCTGCCAGCAGCCGGGATTTGTGCCGTGCCACGCCCAGTAGCTGTCGGCGTCGATGCTCATCTCGCGGACGCCGATGCCTTCGATGGCGCAATTCTCAAGGCGGGCGTTGGCCTGGGCAATGCGTTGCTGGCGCGTGGCCGCTAGAACAGCGTCCGCATGCCAGCCTCGCAGCAATTCCTCTTTGACGAGGTGCTGCATCTCATCGCCTAGGTCGGCGACAAGATCGCTCCAAAGTGTTTCAGCCATCCTAACTGCTGCCGTCCGCCTTGCAGCGGACGACAGAGTGTTAAGACGTAGTCTTAGATCGCGGACAGCTTCGTCACGGCGAGATAGATGTGGATTTCTCCAGCATCAATGTTGCTCAGTGACTTGGCGGTCATGCTCTCAACCAAGAGGTCAACCGTGTCGGCCGCCGTGTAGGCGAAGGGAACGGTGTTGACGTTGGCGGCGAACAGCACTTCGGTGCCGTTCTCGTTGACCTGCGTAGCCGCGATGTATTCATCGGTGTCGGTGCCGTCGCCGACTTGGACCTTGGTGTCGTTGAAGGCGGCGTCGCTCACGTCCTTGAACGCGGTAACGAGCTTGTAGGCAGCCTTCTCGACGACATCGCCGGCCACAACGCTCAAGAGCGCGATGGTCTGGTCGGCGTCAGCCGTGGTCAGGGTGAGGTCTTCGTGCGTGACGACAGACTTGTGCGTGAAGCCGGTGGCGGCTTTGGTTTCGGCGGGGAGTTCGTATGTTTTCATTGAATTATATTCTCTGGTTTACGACTAGGAAGTCGCGGCGAACTTGGCCAAGCCCTTGGGGTTCATGCAGACGAGCGCGGCGATTGCATCGACGAGCGCACGCTTGCCTCCACCCATGTCTTCCAACTCTTGGAAGCGCGGGCGACGGCCATAACGTAGTTCGATCATGTCAGATGACATGACATAACCGCGGGCCAACTGAACGGCCGAGGCTTGGTCCTTGGCCAAAAACAGCGAAGGAACGATGTCGAGCACGCCGAAGTCGCCGTGGAAGGAATCGATGGAAGCCACGATCTTCTTGGACTCAGCGGACTGGGTGAAGGTACGGATCGAGAGACCGGCCTTGTCGTCAGTTCCACCCGCGAAGCGGGTGAAGTTGGTGAAGGCGCGCTTCAGCTCAGGACCGCAGACGAGCATCATGCTGCTCATCGTGCCGGTGACGGTGTACATCGACTGCAACACGGCCTGCACTTCGCTTTCGGTGAGGGAAGCGGTGGCGGTCGTGTTGATGCTGCCTGACGGCGTGCGGAAGGCCGCAGCAACCGGGAGGTCAGTTTGCGCCGAGGCGTTGATCCAGCTGCCGAGACCGCGGGTGCGGTAGGGGTTGGTGCTGGCCTGCTCTTGACTGTCGCGGTCGGAACAGACGGCGGACTCAATGTCGCGCTTCAGTTCAACAAGGCTCTTGGAAACAGAATGAGCGAATGCCTTGTTTTTGCCGATGCCGGCGATGTCTGAGATTTGGGTGTAGTCGTCAACCTTGATCGAGCGGCGGAACTTCATCGCGCGGCCCGAGAGGAGTGCGCGGCTGGAGCTGGCGTCGTCGAAGGTCGAAACGTCGGCGTTGGTCAGGACGCCGTCAAAGGACGGGTCTTTGTACTCATCGGCCTGCCAGGAGAAAACTCCGGGGTTGGTGATGTCGGCGCCTTTGCGGGCGGTCGAGGTGACGGGGGTGTTTTTGTTATCAACGATGCTGATAACGTCCGCGAGGTCTTCGCGAAGGCCCGAAAAATTCGGGAATACTGTGCCTTGTGACATGATTGGTTGGTCTTTCTTGTTAGGGTTTTCCTTACAAGAGCGCCGCGGAAACAAATGACTCGATGTCGTCCATTGAGTCTCCCGTCAGTGCTCTCATTGCGCTTTTTGCGCCTTTGCTACTGGTGGAAGATTTCGTTGCGCTGACCGGGTTGGCGGGAGTTGGCGTTTTTGCGATTTCTTTGGACGAAGAGACTTTCTTGGCGGCTTTCGCTTTCGCGTCGGCGGCGCCTTGCTTGGCCATGAGCGTTTGCTCTCCGAGGAGAGCCAGCGCGACCCAGTATTCAGCCTGCGGGAGCTTCAGCAGCTCCGGCGCCTGCTTGACCGTGGCGGTGAACGCCTGGTGCATTGGGGTGCCTTTTTTAAAGATGTCGGGGAACAGGTTCTTGGCGGCCTCGAGGGCCGGCTGCCGTTGGGCGAGCCAGTTTTGGCGGGCCGGTGCGTGCAGTGTGAGAACGTCGTCAGCTTTGATCAGGTAGTTTTTGACCTCGTCGCTATCAACGTAGACCTCAGTGCCGTCCGGCCTTTTGACCGTGGCGCCGTCCGTATTTCTCAACGCCCAGCGGCGGACCTCTTGGGCGCTCTTGATTTTGGCATCAAGCGCCTCTTGGGTGTCCACGTCGGCCAGCGGGTTGTCGGCCGTGGGGCTAAGGACCGGGCGGGCGGCTTCGTTGAGCTGCGCTTCGTACTCGGCGTTTTTAGCTTTGGCCTCTGCTGCTTCTGCGGCGAGAGCCGTGGCTTTCTCCTCGGCGGACTTGCGGGCGGCGGTGAGTTTGTCGATGCGTCGCTGGATCTTCTCCCGCGGCACATCTTCCTCGTCCTCTTCTTGTTCTTCGGCGTCTTCGGACTTGTCGTCCTCGGACTCCGCAACATCTTCAGCCGGATCTTCTGCAGATTCCGGCTTGTCTTCTTCGTCTTGTGAAAGATCGCTATCGCTTTCTGATGCCTCGCTTTTGTCTGCCTTTGCCGGCTCGGGTGAAAAACCCAAGTCGCCTAGCGCAGTGGACAAAACATCAACTTCTCCTGCCGATTGATCGGCAACCGTAACTTCCTCCATGGTCTAAACCTCCCAAGATGGTACCAGGGTGAACGTCACCAAGACCGACCGACTAAAACAAACCACAGCCCCGACACAGCGGGGCACTCCTTAATCGATAGCTAAGAGTATGCCAGCCAGCTGTACATTTGTCCAGCACTAATTTCGCTGGATAGAAAAGGCACTACTTGTGCGGAAGTATTGCGCGAACGCTGTAGAAGCTATCCGGCCATTTATCCTGCCATTTTGGCCGGATAGACCACTGACGTTTGTGTCACAAAAAGTGGCGCGTTTTCGCTACTGGGTTTGGACTGACGGCGGCAAACCAACTCTCACTTGGGTGGCTGCACACAATGTTGCAAAAAGGGACACTTTGTGTCCACTTCGTGAGACCTTGCAGCGGCTAGTGTCGCCGCAACGCTAC